TGCTTAAACGCTGAAAAGACAGCTTTTTCATAGCTGCCTGAACTGCACTTTTTAATTGCGTTTTGATTGGTGCCATTGACCATATATCAACCTGATACATAACGTTAGTGGTTTTTTCCTCATTCTCTGCATATAGCCCAGGAGAACTATTTAACTCTGAAAATGTAATCCATATATCTGTTTTGTCATTTCCTTTAACAAATTGATATATAAATTCTCCACCTAACTCAGATTTAATAACTACATCTGTACGTAAAACATCAAATATTTCCTTATTCAAATTTTTCATCGGCCTGTAATCCTCCGCATAAATTCCCTTTCCATTTCTTTTAGGGCTTCTTTTTCACTTTGGATTAAAGTTTTCTCAGCAAACCCTTTGTGTGGTGGGTTTGGATTTTTACTTGTTCCCCAGTTTTGAAATTTCATATAATAATGCGGAGAATTATCTGCTTTGTCCCATCCAATTTCAATTGAATAGGAACTACCTTTTTTCACAACTTTCCCTATATTAATAGCATCCTTAGCGTGTTTTCCATCTCGCCATGATTGTTTTGGAGTTGGTTTTTGCACCTCCGGACCCACAGGAGAATTTCTTTCTAAGTTCTTTTTGAATACCTTTGCTCCAGCTTGTAATGATTGCTTTGTGATCTGGGGAACATCTTGTCCTAACTGTTCCAAATCCCTAATCCATTCTTCTATTCCGAAAACTTCTAATTCTGCCAATTTGATCGCTCCTCACAAATAAGGCACATTTCCTTATGTTGTTCGTCGATATCAATAACTGACTTAATCTCGTATAACTTCCCATCATACCTTACACGCATTGCTGAATTAATACCTTCTCGATATCGAATTGTAAAGTTTATTAGTTTAATAACAAACTCTGCATTTCCTTGAAATATTTCTGATCTAAAGCCTGTACCAAATGGTGTTTTAGGTTCTGCCCATACTTTTACGAACTCTAGCCATTTAGACGGATGAACATTTCCTTCTTCATCTTTTGTTTCTGATATTTTTCGCTCTAGTATGATACATTTGTTTAATTTTGCGGCATTTAACGGCCGCTTATATTTAAAGGGCTGCATATTAATCACCGTCTAACTTAATTTCTTCTAAGGCTTTATCAATGCTCAAACTATTAATTTGGCTTAAAAAATTCTTATCAAAATACTCTAAGGCATCGTTATAAACATAACGAGAACGTTCAAAGACTAATTCTTTGAACTCTTCATCATTGGTAATTTCATAGTCACCGCAAACTCTTAGTAAAGCCTTATTAGATGTAAAAAGGATACGTCTTAGGTTATGGTCTTCTTCATCACCTAAACGCATCCTTTCTTTAAAATCTTGCAATATTTCATCTGAAATTGTTGCGTTTCTCATTTACTTCACCCTTTATTTAGTTTTTGTTTCTGCAGGTGGTGTAAATGAAATTTCTAAATCGTAAACAAGAGCCGCTTTATTATCTTTCGGTTTCCCATTAGCAAATTGTTTAATTGTATAAAGGGTAGCATCTTCGAAAGCTAATGTTTGATCAAATTCTTTTAGCTTGTATCCACCTGCGATTGCAGCAATATATTGTCCTTTTACAAAGAATAATGCTTTACCAACAGGAACTTCCTCACACTCGACAGGTTTAATGTTATAAGGCAATGCCATTACCCATTGACCTGTTGCGGTCTGGATTGTATTACGTGCTTGTACGCCAATCGCATCAATCGGGTTAACTACCATTACAATTTTATTTAATACTTTTCTGGATTTCCCTTTTGCATCAACAGATAAAGCTTTTACTACTTCATAAAGTTCGCCTGCTACAATTACCCCTTTATCAGACGGAGCAAATGTTAGTTTACCAGAAGATTTTTTATCAGTAACAGCGCCTGTTTCTGGATTTACATCTTTCATTAAACCAACTGGTTGATGTGCTACAGATCCGCCACCATTAATAAAGCCAAATTCTAGACCGACTGAATATGTTTCTACTAAAACAGTTCGAACATAACGTTCAATCCATTCCGGGCCAAGTTCCTTCATATCATTTGGAATTGCTGCAAATGCAGTTAATTTAAGTTGACCAATTTTTTCTTGTTTGAAGATAGCATCAATTTGCCCACGGATTTCCCCGAATAATTCGCCCCATACATACGCCTTCGTTGCATCAGAGTAAATAAACTTCGTAACTGCTCCTAAATCTTGCAAACCAATTTCAGCTAATAAGGGATGTTCTGTAACTAAATCTTCAAACACACGCTCTTGAGTCGTTACAGGAAGGATTGAGCCATCTGTAAATCCACCTTCTTTAACAACTGCATTGAAGAATTTTGTTTCTGCTGAAGTTAAAACATTTTGACCACGTTGCTGTAAAATTGAACGATCAAGCATATCGTTATTTACTTGTTCACGGACCGTATTTGCTACATCTGTTTGTAGTGCATCAAAGAAACCTTCAAACGCTGACGTTTGTTCTTGTTCTGTACTTTCTGCGTTAGTTAAAGTGTCCGTCAACTTTGCTTTTGCCTTAGTAAATGCTTCAGATTTATTAAATTTAATTACCATTGTGTGTTTCCTCCGTTTTTTTATAATTTTAAAAGGAGCCCTTTAATCCCACTGTTTTTTACAGGTTTAGGATTCGGCTCCTTTGGTTGTTCTTCTATATTGTTTTGTAAATCATTCAGGATTTCATTTTTTAATCCTGATAATGCTGCATTTAAATCTTCTTTTGTAATTCCTTGGCCTTTGTTCATGGTTCCATTTCTAAAGCCATCGATTACTTTCTGCGGAAGCATGGCAGCAGTAGCCGTTGAAGCTGTCATTTTAACTGGATTCTCCATAAACATGATTTCATCCGCGAAATTGTTTTCTAATGCTTGTTGCGGACCCATCCAAGTTTCTTCAGCCATCATGTTAAGTAGTTCTTCCTCAGATTTACCACTTTTAATGACATAGGCATTTACAATAGCTCGATCTGTTATTTTTAACATCTCGGCTGCCTTTTCCATGTCACGATGATCTCCACCATGCCACTTAGCAGCGTTGTGAATCATGATTTTTGCTGTTGGAGAAATTCGAACTTTATCACCAGCCATCGCAATTACAGAAGCTGCACTTGCTGCCAAACCAACAATTTGAACTTCTACATGACCAGGATAATTTTTTAATGCTGTGTAAATTTCCGAACCCTCATCTACATAACCACCAGGACTATTGATTGATACAATTAAATCCTCACTATTTGCGTTATCCAGTTGTTTTGTAATCTTACCTGGGCTTGTAGCATCCATTTCAAACCAATCATAAATCCAAGCTTCATCATTCGAAATAATTGGTCCTTTAACGTCAATTTTCACCGTCATTTGTATTCTCACCTCCTTCAGATTCAGTTAGTTTCGTATAGTTTTTCGTAATATGATGTGTATTTAAGTTAGGATCATCAGAAACTTCATATCCTACTTCTAATCGAATCTCATTCCCTGTAAATGCACTTGAAGAAATGAGTTTATCGATGCTTGTCGCAAGATCAAATATACTTTGATAAGAAACAGCTTTAACTTCAATTTTTTGACCTGAAAGATACTCTTCTTCTTCAAAAAATTTAACGTTTGCTTCATCAGAAATCTTTTTTAATAAAGGTTTCACTGTGAAAAGCATATAATTTTTCGTTTGCTTCTCCACATCAGCCATCTCGCCATATATCAAAGCAGTTGGAATACCAAAAGCCATTGCTACTTGATTTAAGAAGCCATTCGTTACTTTATTGATTTCCTCCACACTCTGACCAGAATTCCCTCCGCCAGATGTTTCAGCATACTTAAAACCTGGTTGTTGTGGAATAAGAGCAACGTCTTTTTCTCCAATTGCTTTATACATGTTATCAATGAATTCTTGCAGTTTGGCTTGATGTTTTTCACTCTTTGCAGCAAGCATATCCATATCAACTGTTCCGCGAATTTGATTCTTACGTTTTTGAGAACTTAATATTCTACCGAATAAATCACCATAATCAGTAAACAAACCATCGATAAGAGGTGATAACTTATCATTCCTGTATCTTAAATGAATGACTTCACTTTGCTTAAAACTTCGCTTAAACTGATAATCTTTTACGGTGACATTTGTAAAAGTATCTTCAAACACAGCATATTCATTATGTTCAAAGTCATCAGCAATAAGTAAATCACCATCATCCGCTTGTATAATCAAAGCTTCATTATCATAAATAAGTTTGTAAATGAAACTCTCCCAAAAGGTACTTGCTGTCATATTCTTATTCGGTCTGACATTTAATCGATAGTAAAGCTCATCCTTTTCAAATTCTTCACCATTTTTCACTCTAAATTCTGACTGACTAATTGTTCTCCCTAAAAAGGATATACAGGTATCAATCGCCAGTCGCTTCATGTGTACTCTATTGGCTTTCTCAATAAACATTTCCACATCAAACATAAATCCTACTTCACTATTTCTTTTAAATACTGCATCTAGCCATCCAATGATTATCACCCCCTTTATTAGAATTTAATACCATCTAGCATAAAGTCGAATTCATCCACAAGAATGTTATCCGCTTGCCATAGCGCATGAATAAAAGCTTGAAATCCATCTGTTTTACGCTTAAATTCATCTTTTTTCAGATACTCTTTGTTGCCGTCTTTTTTGATGTGGACGTAGACGTTGTTAGTGTACCAACGCATCAATGGATTATCTCCAAAAATAATGCGATTGTTTGCAAACAACGTTTCAACTCTTGGTGCTAAAAGAGAATGTATTGCCTTTGGATTACGGATATACAACAATATAAATCCTTCAGCTTCAAGTGCCGTTTTGACAAGATCAAGGCGGAATGTATCGGCTACAATCGTATTAACACCGTATAACTCACGCATTTTTACAAACCAATCTACAATGTGAGAGATATTAATAACTGGTTCATCCACAATAGTTAGTAAGCCATTTTCAGCCCATTCATATATAGGTGCTTTTAATTTCACCTTGTCCAAAAATCCTTTACGTACAAATGAATGACCTTTCCATATATAATCTTCACCATGTTTAAAGAGTAGACCAACCGCAGCAAAGTCTTTAATGCTGGCGAAGTCGAGTCCGCCTACAGCTACTTTATGTTTTAAATCTGGAACCTCTCTGAGCGTTTCCCCATCTTCTTCAAAACCAGTACGCATGATTTCTTCCCATGAAGCTACAGACTTTGTTAAATCTGTTTCAGGATAATTCATACGTTTTGTTATGAATTCTTCACGGTTTGAAGGATTATTTTCTAATTGTTTATATTGAGTTAATACCTTTTTAAATAATTGTTTAGCATAAGAACTTCTCGGCTCGCTAAACATCGGATTCGCTTTTTCCCATACATCAGGATTATCAATTTCTTCTGGATTATCTATCTTGCAAATGAAAGGGAATAATGGATCTTCTAAATCTTTCCCCTTTAGAATATTCATCGCCCGCTCTTTTGTTTTGTCCAGGAATCCATCGCGGACAAAGCCATCTGTACCAATAAAAAATTCTCTAGCATTTGGCACTTTTCCAAGTCCACTAGAGAATACATTTACTACATCAAAGTTTTCATATCGATGTATTTCATCGTAAATAACACAACCGTCACGAAGTCCATCCTTAGAACCAGCATTAGATGTATGATATTGAATAATGCTTTGCGTATCGTTACTCAGTATCTCTACCTTGGTTCGATAAAACATATCTTCTAGTATTTCTTTTCCTTTAATAGCATCATAGACTTCACGAAAAGAAACTTTGGCCTGTTTCTCGTTGTTCGCCACAATTGAAACATTGTATCGATCTATTCCGTGCAGCGGACTAATAAAGAAATGGCATAATGATGAAATTAAACCGTTTTTACCACCACCACGAGCCATCATAATTAAAAATTGCTCGTAAAAAACAGAATCATCTTCTTTATAGAAAAGAAAAACGAATGCTGTTAGGAACTTTTGAAATGCTTGCAATTCAAAGTACCATTTCTCAGTGAATTTTATATAGTCCTCATGCATTTCATTATCGAAATACAAATCATCGCGTATTAAAATGTATTTCTCCAGGTACTCAATTAGCATTATGCGCTCTTTATTCAGCTTAATTTTCCCTGCGCGATACATCTCAATATATTCAGTGACATAATTATTTTGAATCATGTTAAATCTTTAACTGAGCGCACAGGTTTTGAAGGAACTTTCTTTTCTTCTGCCGATGCTTCTAATCCAAGTGCATCTAAAATCTTTATCATTCGATCATTTGTTTTATGTAAATCATTAATAGAAGGATTGGATTTCGGACCATGCATGCCAGATACTTTTATTCCTGTTTCTTCAATATCATCAACAAGAACACACTTTAAATCCCACAACGATAAATAGTCTTGAATTAAGTCAGTATAATGATTACCTACAATCTTTTTTTCTTTTAATTGATTTGTTAGATCCTTTTCAATCCTTTTTCTCATTGTTTCACGCTTCACTCTAGCCACAATATCCCTCCCTTCTGATTTACATCGTTTTCCAATTTAATATAACGCGCGAATTTGGTTCTAAATTTGAAAAATCGACCCCCTCCCCGGTGCCTCGTTCCCCGAAAAAGATTGAAATATTTTAAGGGGGGGATTGTTTCTGAATCAGTTTTACCACTTTTCATCGTTTTCCCATTTATTCGGTTTCTTTTCGAATGTTCTACCGTGTTCTTTATTATGGCAATCCACACAGACTGTTTCAAGATTGTCTATTTCCAATGCGAGTTCTGGATGATGTTCTAGTTCTTTTTTATGATGGACGACGAGCTGTATCTTCTTACGCTTTGCACTCTCACTGTACTCATTGGTATCTGTTTGTACTCGACCGTTACGTTTACACTCTTGGCACTCATAGTTGTCTCTCTTCTTTACTTGCTCTCGTATACTCTTCCACTCACCACTGTCATAGAACTTACGCTTCTGTTGTTTGGTTTTGTATTCTTTCATAACCGATAAAGCTCCACTTGGTCTTCCACAATAGGATGATTGTGCTGAATAACTTCAGTATTGAATTGCTTATTATCAGCTGGTACATGTTCAATATGAATGTATGTCCGATTAATCCTATCAATCGATTGTGATTCCCAATCAAATGCAACACGTAACTTTCTATCTATCTGTTTACCTTTGTAATGAACTATAGGTTTAGCATCTATATCTGTTAATGTAATTGTTAATAAAGGTTCTACAGTCTCGTTAGATTGTTTGTACTTCTCTAACTTAAACATATCTACAAACGCACCATTACATTTCGGACAAACAGTTACTTCTTGATATTCATCTTCTGGCGCTTGATAAGTTTTAATTTGATAGTCACAAGCTAAACAACATCTAGAAACATTACACATCTATCCTCACTCCTTAATTGCTCGACATTTAATAGAATCTATAGATTCCGCTCTACGTAATGTTTATCCACCCTTCATCCTCCTCCAAAATAAAAAGCCGCTATCTATATCGATAGCGACTGTTCAGATATTAACTATTCCCTAATCTCTTTTAATCCCTGTAACAAATGGTTCAAGCACATACTTTGCAGTAACTCCTGAACTTCCATCAACTTTCACTTCTACGGTCTCAATTGAAGATACATGTAGAGGATTTATTGAAAGGTTAAAAAAATGAACAAATCCCTTATACAATTCCCCTTTTTCATTTGAGATACGACTCATAAAGTCTTCTGGATGAACATCAAGGTCATATTCTTTACCACTGTCCATAATAACTTTTGTATGTAATGTTCTAGCCATACTTACACACCCCCTTCCCATCATTCTATATTTCGACAAATAAACACAACATCCTTTTATCGATATATAATTTCAAATGTATAGAGAACGTTATTATTTACAATAAATTCGCATACGGTAAATGAAGTTTTATTCTTCTCTCAACTAACAACCACGACAGAAACTCTTGTCCGACTTATCAGGTCTCCTCATTCCGTCTACCTAGGATGTTGTTAGCTCAAAGAAGAGCAAAAGCTCTCCTTAATAACGGTATCACTCAATCAGTACCATCTGCTGGTTTCGGATTTTATGTGCCATCATTACGAATCGTTTAGAAATTTAGAAACAACATAGTGAGTTGTGTTTTCCGCCACTTCTCACAATACAAATATAACACGGTATTTCCAAAACAACCGGTACATATCCTGCCAAAAAGCGGTCACGACTCTGCCACTTATTTTTTCTTATCAATATCCTCACTTATTCTTTGCAACTGTTTTGCCCAAATCAGTGGTTTTTGGCAACCGCTTATCTCCCCTGTTCTTTCTCCAATGAGTTACCCATATCTTGTATTGTGTGTAACTGACCCCTTCGCCAAATCCCTTGATATTATTGACTTAATTAAACTTTCCCTTTTGAGTTACACAGTACGAAATTTATGAGTAACTGTATAGATTTAAAAAGAAAAAGCAATGCTTAGATTTTAAACCTAGTCATTGCTTTATCCATTGCATCTTGGTTTACGCCTATATAACGTAACGTGACCTTCTCTGACGAATGATTGAATATCTCCATAAGTAATGCTATGTTTTTCGTTTGCATGTACATGTGATACCCGTACGTCTTTCTTAGCGTATGTGTTCCTATTTCAT